CGTCAGCACAGTCCGGGAGAAAAACGGGTTATACAGCCTCGGGGTTCGTGGAATTCGCCAAGAGGCTTGGAATCAAGGTCGAGCCGTTCCAGAAGCGCATGCTCAAGCACCACTTCGATGGAACCCGGGAATTGATCATCCTGGTGCCCAAGAAGAACGGCAAGACGACCCTTTTGGCCGCCCTGGCCCTGTTCCACATCCAGGAGGTGCCTGAAGCGGAGTGCGTTATCGGGGCATCTTCCAGGGATCAGGCCGGCATCCTCTTCCGCCAGGCGCAGCGGTTGGTGCAGCGTGCCGAACTCGAGGAGTTCAGGGTCCTACCGGGGTATCGCGAAGTGCGTTACGGGCTTGGCCGCCTCCGGGTGCTTGCCGCCGATGCGGCCACCGCAGATGGCGTGATTCCGACCCTGGCGTTGGTGGACGAACTTCACCGCCATCCCTCCGGCGACCTGTATGGAGTCTTCCGAGATGGACTGGGGCCCCGGAACGGGCGGATGATCACCATCTCCACCGCCGGCGCTCGAATGGAATCACCCCTTGGCGAGCTTCGGGCCAAGGCCCATGCCCTGCCGAACTTCCGCAGGGTGGGTTGCCGGAACGAGGCCAGTTCATCCGATGATGCATTCGTCTGGATCGAGTGGTGCCTGCTCGATACCGATGATGTGGCGGATATCTCGCTCGTCGAGAAGGCCAATCCGGCCTCCTGGGTGACGAAGGCCTGGCTGACCGAACGCCATAACTCGCCCACTACGACCCCAGGCCAGTGGATGCGGTTTGCCTGCGGGATCTGGACCGAGGGTGACGATCCCTGGGTCGAGCCGGCGAACTGGGACCGCCTGGCCGTGGATATCGGCCGAATCGAAGACGGCGAGGAGGTCAACCTGACCGTGCGGGCTGGTGCCGGCTGTGGAATTGGAATCGCTGCCAACCGCCCGGATGGTGCGGTGGCCATCAGAGCCGAGATCATCCCTGCCCCGTCCGGTGGCCGTGTCCCCCTCGAGGTGGTCGAGCGGATGCTTCATGACCTCTGCCGCCGCTATCGCGTCCGGGAGATCGCCTACGACCCCGAGCAGTTCATGCGCTCTGCCGAGCTACTGAAGAAGGCTGGATTGCCAATGGAAGAGGTTCCGCAACGCCCCATGCGACTTGCCCAGGCTACTGCAACCATGTGGCGGCTCGTCTCCGCCGGCCTGCTACGCCACGATGGTTCCCCCGACCTACGCTCCCAAGTGCTCCTGGGGCGCACCAAGGAAACCGTCCAGGGCTGGTATCTGGTACCGACCGCACAGACCGCTGGTCTGATCGCCGTGGCAATGGCGGTGCACCAGGCGACGCAGTTCACCCCGACCGAGTTTTGGGTGGTTTCCAATGCCACTTAGGTTCAGTTTCCGCGAAGGACTGCACTTCGAGAAGCGCGACTGGCTCTCCGATAGCTGGTCGTTACCACGCAGGACGCCCTATTGGTCCAGTTCCGGAGTGTGGGTGGACTCGGCCTCGGCTCTTGGCCTGGCCACCGCCGGGGCCTGCGTGCGGTTGGTTTCCGAAGTTGTCGGCATGATGCCACTGAAGGTCTATTCGGGTGATCCGCCCAATGTGACCGAAGCCAGGAGCTCTTGGCAGTGGGCTCGCCTCAAGGAAGCACCAAACGAGGAGCAATCCGCCTACGACTTCTGGCAAGACGCAGCCATGTCCATCGAAAGCACCGGCAACGCCTTCATCTACAAAGCCATTGCCCGCCGGCCGGTACAGGACGAGGGAGATATCCAGCTGTTCATGCTCGACCCGGTGAATGTGTTCCTCAAGCGCGACCCGGATACCGGCCGCAAGTATTACGAAGTTCGGCGGGGAAACGGCCAGACCGAACGGTACCCGGCCTCCCAAATCCTCCAGATCCGGGGCTGGACGACTAGTCCGGGGGCTGACATGGGCGTTTCGCTCATCACGTTGCACCGTGAAACCCTCGGCGCGGCCATCGCCGCTCGAGACTTCCAGACCTCGTTCTATCGCTCTGGTGGGAGCATTCCCGGCGTCATCAGCGTGCCCGGAACGCCCTCTCAGGATTCTTTAGATCGTCTCCAGCTTGAGTATCAGCAACGCCACGGTGGCCCGTCCAATGCCAATCGACCCCTGGTGCTTATCAACGATGCCAAGTGGCAATCAACCGGCATCACCCTGAAAGATGCTGAGTACGTCCTTCAGCAACAGTTCAACGACGAGCAAATCTGCCGCATTTGCCGCGTAAATCCCCGCATGGTGGGGGTAAATCTGAGTTCCCAGCAGTCTGAGGACCAGGATCGTGACCAATTCTTGCAGGTGGACATGGCACCCCGGCTTCGTCGCATCGAGCAGGCACTCGCTCGAGACCCCGACTTGTTCCCGTCGGCTAGCGGGCTGTTCCCCGAGTTCCTCACGGCCGCCGTTCTCAAGCCGTCGCTCACAGCGCGGTATGCGGCCTACAAGGACGCCCTTCAGGCCGGATTCATAACCGCAAATGAGGTCCGTGAGAAAGAAAACCTACCCGCTGTTGATTGGGGAGACGTTATCCAACAGACCCCAGTGGGCGGAGCGCCCAACACACCGCCCAAGCCTGCCGCGTGACTACACCCGGAGAGTAATGCTAAATGTCAGATGATTGCGTTGATTGCCCGGAGCACTTGGAGACTCGCGCTGTAGACAATTCGGCGTGGGATGGCAACGCCGCTATGTCGAAATGCGCCAATTCGGACACTCCGGCCTCTTGCTACAACGCCATTTGCGCCGGCAAGAAGTCCGGCGACCCCAATCTCCAATCCAGTCACGCACTCCCGCACCATAAGGCTCCCGGCGATCCGCCCAATGCCGCTGGTGTCCGCAACGCCCTAGCCCGCCTTCCGCAGACACAAGGTCTGACCAACGCTGGGGCGGCGCGTAGTCACCTGGAGGCGCATATGAGTTCGATTCAGAGCCAAAACAACAGCCTTATTCACCGCGAGGATGGCATTCTCGAAGCCCGCGTACCAATTGGTGAGTGGGAATTGCGCCACACTGGCAAGCAATCCGAAGGATTCACGGCTCGTGGTTATGCCGCCGTTCACAACCAACTCTCCCTCGACCTCGGGGGATTCCGGGAGCAGATTGCGGATGGGGCCTTCGAGGAAGTGTTGTCGACTGATCCGGATGTCCACCTTCTGTGGGATCACGACACGAAATATGTTGCTGCTCGTACGAAAAACGGCACGCTCAAGCTCTGGAGCGACAACACGGGCCTCGGTTTCGAGGCGCAGGTAGGTAATTACTCCTGGGCCAGGGATCTTCGTACCGCTCTTGAGCGCGGTGATATTGATCAAGCAAGCTTCGCCTTCGCCATCGCAGATGGGGGAGACGATTGGGAGGTACAGGACGATGAATCTGTCCTTCGCACCATTCGCAAGGTGGGAGCACTCTACGACGTTACCGTGACGGCGCAGGGAGCCTACCCGCAAACGTCCGTAGCCGCCGTCCGAAGCCTCCTCAAGGCCAAGGGAATGCCGGACAGGGTCGGTGGCGAGCCGCTGGACAACGTCGTACCGATCCCCGTCGTCGGAGAGGCGGAGGCTGCGTCGCAAAAGGGCGCGGAGCAAATTGACGAGGGATTCGCTATGTGGAAGGCGGCAATGGAGAGAAAGGCCGCTGCCCGCAGAAGCACCCTCGCCAAACTAGCCGCGAGGCTAGAGAGGTTGGAGTAGACAATGGCACCAATCAAGACCCTTGAAGAGCTTCAGGGGGAATTGGCTGATGCCCAGCTTGAGTTCGACCAAACGAACGCGGCATTGCAGGTGCTTGGTCCCGATGGGGACGAGACAACCCGCAAGGATTTGGAAGCCAAGTTCACGGCCCATGAGGCCGAGGTTCGGATTTTGGCATCGGACATCGACCGCCTGGAGCGAATGGATAAGGCCCTGAAGGCTGTTCCACGGCCCGAAGGAGTCGAGGTCGGCAGGGAGCCCCGCACTTATGAAAAGGGCATTAGGGAGAGCAACGGAGAATTCCGTAGTTTCTTCCGCGACCTTTTCCGTTCAGAGCAGGGCGACGTGGCGGCTGCAGGCCGTATCGCTCGCCACGCCCGCGAGGTCGCAGTTGAGCAACGTGCTGCCATCAGCACGACTTCGGGTGGTCCCGGTCTAGTTCCGCCCCAATATCTGCTGGACGACCTGGCCGAGTTTGCACGGTCAAGTCGGCCATTCGCAGATGCCCTCGGTCCGCGCCCCCTGCCCGAAACGGGCATGACGTTCAACGTTCCGAGGGTGACTACGGGTACTGTTACCGCAGTTCAGACGGAAGGTTCGCCAATCCAGGTCGGTTCGACAGTCACCGACTACCTGTCGTTCTCGGTGAACACCGTTGCCGGCCTTCAGGACGTGTCGAGGCAGTTGCTCGACCGTTCCGACCCGGCTACGGATACCGTACTCGGTCAGGACCTGGCGGCGGACTACGCCAAGCAGCTGGACACTCAGCTACTTACGCAGACCACCAACGGCATTGCGGTGCTGTCGGGTACTAACTCCTCGACCGTTTCTACGGCGACGGTTGCGGCAGTTTGGCCGAAGTTCGCTGATGCCATCCAGTTGATCTGGACCAACCGTTTCGCGCAACCGGACCTGATTGTCATGCACCCGAGGCGCTGGGCGTTCTTCCTCGGTGCGCTTGACTCTCAGAACCGGCCGCTGGTTGAGCCAGATGCTGCTGGGGCCATCCAGATGTTCAATGCAATGGGTGCCGCATCCGCGACCGCACCGGCTGGCACGGTTGGAGTAATTCAGGGCCTTCCGGTCGTTCTCGATGCGAACATCCCGACGAACCTGGGTGCTTCGACGAACCAGGACGTCATCGTTGTGACCCGTCGTGCGGACCAGCTTCTGTTCGAGGTTGGTGCTCCGACGGTCGCGGTGGCGACGGACGTGCTCTCGGCAAACCTGCAGGTGCGTATCTACGCCTACGGGTATTTCGCGTTCACGTTCGCCCGCTATGCAAAGGCCACTACCATCATTTCCGGTACTGGCTTGGTGCCTCCGACCTTCTAAGGTTGAAGGTTGGACAAAGAGGTGGGGCGGGGGCCTTCGGGTCCTCGCCCCGCTACCAAAGGAGATGCGTGAAGGTCTGGGGATTACTCTG